TGTCTATTTTCAAATATAAACTTGCCATCCTCTCGAACAAAGAACCTACCGCCCTCTGCTTCTACCACCTGCTCAATCTCATATAAAGCAGTATTGCCACCATACCAAGCGACCGGAATAGTCTGTATCCCTGCGTCAAAATCCATATCGGCTAATGTAAAACCGCATTCTATCAATATAGCCTTAACATAATCAGCAGTATTTATATTTATATTCAACGACCCTTCAGGTAACTTATAGTTCCTCAAATACTCCATTTTGTCGTAAAAATGTATAGCTGTGGTCTTGTTTCTTAAACTAGATTTTGGCAACTGAGAAACCCCATTAAATACTTCGCAATACTCACTCCCGAAGCCTAAACTTATTCTCCCGTTTCTATTAGGTTTAATATAATCAGTAATATTGTTTTCTTCACTATCCATATAACAAGATCTCTCTGTATGAGACGTGTAAGTGGTGTCGGCATCCATAAAACAATTAATTGTCTTATAAGTATCAAACATACCCTCTAAGACACAATCATTATCCCTTTCGCTATCAGTTCCGGGGTATCTGCCCCATAAAACACAATCTCTATCGGCTTCACTCTCAACCTGACCGTATATAACACAATCTCTGTCTCCACCGCTATCAGTTCCATCACCTTTTCCATCTATAACACAGCTCCTGACAACTCCTTCTAATTCTCCACCCAAAATAGCACTCACTGAAGTATGAGTCGAAGTATCCTGTCCCCATAATCTACAACTTCTCGAAACGCTTTCGATATCTTCCTGACCGCTTACAACACAATCAGTATCTCTCTCCGAACTGGTCTTACCCCATACTCTACAATCTAAGTTTGTTTGATCTTCACTTAATCCATGCAAAACCGCATCTCTATCGCCATAGCTCTCAACCTGACCAAAAGAAACTGCGTCTCTGTCAACTTCACTAGTGTCCATACCAGCAATAATACAGTCGTTATCTCTTTCGCTAGTTAGCGTCTGTTCTAATTCTGCTTCTATCATTAAAAAGCTCGGCCCAATATATACACTAAAATCTGCGTATTTACCCTCTTTTCTAATATATGAATTATCATCAGCATCTATTAATCCAAGGTTGCTACTCTTTTTGAGAATTATATCATGGTTCCATAATCTAGTTTCTGATATTTCGCTACCTGATATTTCAGCTCCAATCGAAGTATCATATAATCTAGCATATCCAGTAGCAGTTGCTCCTGTTCTATAAAAATGGCAATAGAAATAACTATCTAAATTTCCGGGAGCAATATCAAAATCTGCCATATTTAATATTACTCTATTATCAGAAGGAAGATAATTATAAGTAGTTGCATGTAAAAAATTATAGCTTCCGAATGGAATAAAAGTATTTGTTTTAGTCCAATTGCCAGTTTGAGTAATATATAAATTCCAAGCATGAGCATAACCAATATATGTGCTATTTATCACTCTCATTTTTACTATATATCTATGACCTGCGATTAAAGTTATATTCCCTGAAGTAACCCATGTCGGACTAGATTCCGTAGTGCCTAAATTGGTTCCCGGAACTATTAAGTCTGTATCCATATCAAATAAACCAACATAAACTTTCCCCCCAGGCTCTGATTCTATTAATACCTCGAAATTAGTAATTATAGTCCCATCATTATTTCCGAATTCAAATGCGCTAGGATATTGAGTTATTTCATGGTAATCAACAGCATTGGTCGCTTGATATAATATTTTATTAATATTAGTTTGAGTTGATGATATTAAATCAGCTTCTTGTATGATTACAACCTTAGGAGAATGTATATAAGAAGCCCCGGATGATGTTTTATATCCTTGACCATATCTTTTACTACCAGATAATGTAATAGCACTAGATCTTACTCTTACCGGATTGGTAGAAGTAGTAGAAACCTCACTATCAACAACGAAATTATCATCAGTAACATTATTTAATCTACAATAAGCGGTAATTCCAACTCCGCTAGACCACAAAACAGCCTCAAAATAATATGTAGCATCGGAAAATTTGCTAACATCAATACGAATATCACCCCCTGGTAATACGCTAGTTGCATTATAAGAAGTGCTAGTAGTAGAAACAGAACTTGCACCAAAGCTATAATATTTTGCTATCTTATTCATTTATCTTTTCGAGTGCTTTCTCGATTTTAGCCTTTGACATTTTCCTTGAGAATACAACTATCACTTCATCGCCTGTCATAGTAACCCCATTTATTCCGCTACCTTTTCTCTTTATACTAGATTGTTTATCAAAAAAACTATCCACATGACTAGCGTCCCAATCATCGGGAAAAATAGATCTGTCGAACACATAAGAAGTATAAGGCAACTTCCCATTAAACATTCTACTTTCTTTTCTTATTTTATCCGAATTCATCTAAAACCTCCTTGTCTTTATCGTCTAGTTTGACCACAGATGCCTCGCTGTTGCCATTTTCATCATCAACCCATATATCGATAGCTTTATCATCAAAAATAGCCCTAACGCCAGTTAGGATTGTATGTTTAGTAACTCCGCCCATAAATTGGTCTTGTATCGCTTTATGCAAACCTCTGTATGTTATGGCTTTAGGCGGATAGTAAATCCTGCCTTTGCAATCAACATACATCATTGTTATTTTGCATTTACTTTTTCTCAGATAATCTTCCAGTAAAAACCAAGGCGATCTTCCACCAATTTCTTCTTTCAAAACACCTTCATTCTCTACTAGAGTCTTGCCATTGCTCAAATTAGCAACCCATCTAGCCATAGTGCCTTCTTTCTAAATCAATAATAGGTAAGTTCAGCTCTTACAGCGAATGCGGTCTTTTCTCCCACACTCTCAGGTGAAGCAGACATTGCAACATAAAAATCATGTGAAGTCGAAGCTGACTGATTTCCGAGTGAAACACCACTTGCCTGACCTTCGGCATTAGTCCAGTTAGTATCACCCTGTTCTAAAGCTTGAAATGTAACTCCTGTCGGCGCCGAAGTAACAGTATTCCCATCATAAGCATAAAATAAACCATTTTCAGTAGCCACGCTTGAAGTATGAGAAAAATTAAACTTTATGCAATCAGTAGTTAATAATGTATTGCAATTAATCGTTCCGCCTCCCTTATCGCATTGATTAGATGAAATATACTTAATCCCTATCAAATGAGGCGAACCACAAGCGTCTGTATCAGTCCCAGCCGAAGTCCTGATGTGCATTGAGTCCTGATATTCTCCTACTGTGATCTTGTCACCATAACTTGCGCCATAAAAACCGATTAAATTAGTAGCGCTAATAGTAAAGTTCCAATCTGCACCATCATGCGCAGTAACAGTCCATGTAGCCATAATAAACCTTTCTTCTTAAATAAACATTTTCCTAATCTGGCGTATATTTGTTATCGTTATTACTTAAAATAATATCTGCCTGAGCCGAGTGAGTTCCGCCCACAGGTTCTTTAATTGACCTCTCGACACTTAAACTCAACACTCTATGACTCTCATTGTCATAATTATCGTCTAAATCCCAATCTATTTCAACTTTCTGTATTATGTTTCTTTTTTTATGTGCTGTGTTTGTAGTAAACTCGGAACTCACATCCTGCATTAGCTCCTCGCTTCCGTTTCGATAATAGTTATTTTGGCTTGTATGTATGGATTAGTTCCACTACCTATAAAATCCTTAGCTGATTGTATTCTAGCTTTGACTTTCTTCTGCACTAAATCAGGCCAACGATCTAGCCAACTTAATCTTAAATCTTCTGCTGAGTCTATAAAATCCTCGATATTATCATAATCAGCCTGCTTCATATTAGGATAATCAAACTCATATTGATATTTCCAATATAAAACATCTGTATTAGTAGCACCTCCTAATGTTTCTTGGTCGCTTTCGCCATATATTTTCGTTCTAGTCGGCTTTGTTGGTAAAGGTAGTTCTTGCTCATTGCTACCATCAATCAAACTTGGCTTGTTCATAATTAAATCCTATCTAAGTTAAATACCGGACTCTGTCCTTTCCCTTTCATAACATCATCGATACTTTTGGCGATCTTCTCTGCATAGGCTCTCTGAGTCGAGTCATCTACCGGACTTGCAGGAACATTTATTGTGATATTCCCCATACCGCCTGCTTTGTCCAAAGGCACGACTGCCTCAGGCCCCGCTTCACCGACCATAGCTAAAGTTGGTCTAGTGACAATTCCGCCCTCAGCTAATTGAGGTATCATAGGAATATTAATCCCCGGCACTTTATTAAATCCACTGATTGCAGTATTTAGTGGCTTGATAACTGCATTGACTCCCGACTTGAATGTGTTTTTTATACTATCCCACATTGAACTAAATATCATTTTAATACCATCTGCAATTCCTAGAGTCCCGTCTTTCCACCCATTGAATACATCTATTATTGTATTGATATAATTTGAAATACCATTATAAAGAGTTTTGAAATAATCTATTACTCCCAATACCCAAGATTTTACTATATCATAAGACTGAATAAACCCATTTATCATTTGTGATATAACCCAAACTATACCTTTTATCACATAAATAACTGCTAATATAGCTCCCACTAATGCTAATCCTAATACTATCGCCAAGAATTTTAATACTGGTATCAAAACAGGAGATATTAAATCCCACAACTTCTGTAATTCAGGTAATAACTGGTCTTTAATAGTCCCCCATAATGACAAAATCGCACTCCATATCAAACCAACTACTAATTTCAAATTATCTAGTGCTGGTTGTATTATAACCATAATATTTCCCCATCCGCCCAAATAATCAATTAGCTTTTTGATAATTAAACCCAAAGCAACGCCAATAGCTATAAACGGCAACAGAGGAGATATAACTGCCCATATACCAGAAGCAACCCCATATAAAGCAGGAGCAAGCGCTCCTAATAATATACCTGCTACAATATATCCATTGTCTTTTATATATTCCATCAAATTTTTAGCCCAAGCAATCATCGTTTCGCTATTATTATCTACATAATTGACAAAAACACTTAATGCGTTTTTTACAGTATCGAATATCCCAGTTTGCTTAACAAACTCTGAACCGAATATAACTATATTATCCATCATATTAGACCAAAGCTGATTGAATGTTCCTGCTTGATTGGCGAATGCATCAGCGAACATTCCTCCTGCAGAGCCAGCATCCTCAAAAGCTTTCATCACAACTTCAGATGTTAATTCTCCGCTATCTTTTAATGACTCCATCGATTTGCCAGTAGATTTTTCTATCATTTCAGTAAATGCCGGTATAGCTCCTTGAAATTGTCGAATATCCATGGCTGTTATCTTTCCAGTAGAGGCTATTTGTTGCAAATTCAATATAATTCTATCCATTTCAGGCGCACCCTTACCAGAAGCAGAAACAGCTTTCCCCACATTGAGCAACATATCTATTGCCTTATCACCGTCTTTGGTTATTGTCGCTAAGGCTTGAGTCCCTCTAGTTAGCCCTGCAAGCTCAAAAGGAGTGCTGGCAGCTTCTTTTTTTATTCTAGTCATTACTGCGTCTGCTTTGTCTGCAGATCCTAGTAAAGTAACAAAACCCATTCTCATAGCCTCCAAATCACCAGTAGTTTTCACAGCACTAAATGCCAATGCACCCATAGCAGTAGCAGCCCCTGCTAATCCCAATGCAACCTTGTTAGAGGCAGTAATAGACTCTTTGCTAAATCCTTTTATTTTGCTAGTAGCTCGACCAATACCTTTTTCAAAGTCTGATAAATTAGCTTTGATTTTTACAATTATATCGCCGACATTCATTTAATACCTCTTTTTCAAGGATTGAGTGTTTGACATTTTCCTTTTTAGTATTTCGAGACCAGCTTTATCTAACTTGTTTTCTTTTTCCGCCTTACCTAGTCTAGATTGTAGCTCTTTTTGTAATCTCTCCAAACTACTCTTTCCTGTTTTTCTAGTATCTATATCATAAACAGGTTTTGGATCGTTCGCTATGGCTAATTGTAGTAATGCCTCCTCGGCTTTTATGATTTCAATCTCTGTGACAAGTCCTATGAAAACACTATAAGGCATTTTTAACATCTCTGTGTATGAAATGTTATAAAAACGAGCAAACCTCGCCATAGTTTTAATTAGGTCTGCCCGTTTTCTTTTTTTTCGTCTACAATCTCAGAACTTATATACTCTACTAACTTCATCTGTTTTCTAAATGAGGCTTTCGATACTTCTTCTGCATCTTTCTTGTTCATTATAGACTCAAAGAACAGCTTAACGCTTCTCAAATTAGGATTATCAGTCAAATCCGATAATAAAATCATATCATTTAAGCTCGGTTCTTTGGCGCTGTATCTTTTACCATTAAAAGTAAACTCGATACTACGATCTTCAATTTTGTCTAAATCTAACATTTCCATTCTCCTTTATTTAGTTATTAAGCAGTAGAGTCACCTAAAGTAGCCAAATAGTTACCATCTGCCTTACTCTCATCAACTAATGCAATAAACTCAACTTCCCAAATTCTTTCCTCGTCAATCTTATGAGGTATTGGGACTTCACTAACAGCGATACCTTTGTGCAAAATAACATCGGCCTCGCCTGAAGTGCCTTTTGGTCTGAATACCATTCTTTCAGCGCTAGCCAATCCACTCTGACCAGCAGTCTTACCGATAGTAATCTTATCAGTCCCAGTTAAAGTTCCATGTGGAATAGCTTTGATAATCTGGTCATACTGCCATTCGGCAAAATATGCCTTAACTCTAAACTCCTCACCGATCAAAACAGCGTCAACCGGAGACGATCCGTATTCGTCAACAGTTACCATGTGAATATCTGGAGTATAAGTAACTTCTGCGCCACCCTTGGTATGACCCATTTCCTTTGAACCGATAGTTACATCACATTGTCCTAATTCAACAGTTGTTGCGTCTTTAGTCATAATACAACTCCTCTAGCTCATCTTACTTTTAGATGAACATTAATTGAAAACTCATCATTTCCGTTTTCATCTTGTCCAATGTGAGCAGGATAATCTTGCAAACATTGACTATACATTACTTCATAGCCACCACTTTCTAAATTATAATAGTGTTGCCCATGAAATAAATCTCTAATCTCTTTGGCGATAACTTCGCCATTCTTATATCGTTTGTTTCTGATAACAAATTGCACTGTCAAATCCATTATATCAGATATTTCGCCCGTGCTACCAATACCACCTGTCTGTCTCATCATAATACAATTTACCTGCTTTTTTCTATCAGGCTGTTTGCCTATAAATAAATCAACTCCTCTTTTGTAATTAGAGTTATTTTCTACATATTCAGATAATTGCTGTATAAATGTAGTTTCTGCCATTATAGCCCTTTCTTCTTTAATTCTCCCGATAATCTAATTTTTATTGTTGGTATTACTTCTTTGGCAGGGTCTTCTAAATACTTGCCTTTTCTGCCCTTATTAAAATGATATTCCGGATGTTCATGTAATCTTAACGCGTATGGTGTATGGTAGCCGACCTCATACTCTGCGAAATCTACTTTTTCGTTACTACCGCTGTTTTGTAATCTACCGGTATCGTGAGGCACTTCTCTCCGGCTTCTTCTTAAAACCTCGTCACCAATTTCGCCCATTTCATCATCAATCGTTCCATTAACTACTTTAAGAGCTTTGTTTAAGTTTGCAGTAACATTGTCTATTCCTTCGATATTAGACATCGTAATATTTTAGCATGCATTCTTTATGATGTTCATTTCCCAATTCGTCAAAATAGATATTAACACTTTCTATCTTATAACTTTCTTCGTTATATTCTAATATATCACCCTCATTTGCCTCTGTGTTCGCATCTAAGAAGACTTTACCATCAAATACTATATCGATACCACTTTCGTCTTTTATATACTTACTTTCTAATTCTAATCTACAATTAACTATACTCCCAAACCCATAGTTAACCTCGCCGAACTCATCAACTTTATTTCTGTTCTTCAATAATGCTTGTTGATTTAATAACTCTCTCATATTATCCTGCCCGTTCTATCAATATAATCCATTAGATAATTCATTACATTCGGAGGTAGTTTTACCTCATTATCATAATTGAAAAATGTTTTACTCACATTTCCAATTTTCAATGATTTTACTCTTGTGTCGCCATCATTATTTTCTTTGCCTTTAATTATCCATAATGCACATTCATAAACTGCAGTCTTAAACTGCTCCGGCAAAGGCCGGACTAATTGATATCGAGATGTCGAGTCTATCGCGCTGTCAAACTCCTCGCAAGTAATCTGGCCGGTAGAAACATCAAAGTCAGTAATCCGCCTTACTTCGTTTTTATTAGTTCCGTCTATTATTCTCACAGCTCCATTATTCCAATAATCATCGTAATATGCTTCATCATCAGCTAATTCTGAGTCAATTAATGTTGTAGTAGAGCCGCTATCTGCAGTTCCACCAGACAAACTTTCTTCAGCATTAGGCATTTTTAGTGCTTGATTAGGTGTTAACTTCCAACCATATCGAAAACTATTAATCAATCTAGTTGCTTCTATCAACGCTCTCTGTTTCTTGTTATCACTATTCTCAGTCCAATCAGTTACGTCAATTTTGTCATCAAAATAATCATTAGCCTCGTCTAGAGAAACAAAGCTATTAGCGAACATATCAGTTAGTGCATACTTAAACTTTTTTACTGCCATAACACTCCTTTACTATTTCCCAAAACTTTGCAGGAGCATTTTCCGTTTCTTTTTTTATCATATCATAATTAGAATAATCCCAACCATAACTCATTGCACCAATTCTATCATTATCTACAATTAATCCACAACCGCACAGGTAAGCTTCTAATATAGTTCTGCCGAAAGGCTCATTCCAATTAGGTAAATGAATAAAATACTCATAACTCGAATACGCTTTCTTTTTAGCCTTTATTCCATTTAGAAATCCCATATATCTTAAATTACGATATTTGTTTAGCTCTACAATAACTTCGTGGTCGTGATTGCCATAGAAGTCGATATTATAATTCAAATTATTTAATGCGAAATCAACTATTCTGTCTAATCCCTTATGTTTAGAAAAATATCCTATCCATATAACGCTATTCTTCTTTCTATACACATTTTTGATCGGCTCGAAACCTATCACCGGACTTGGCACATATTTAACATTAGGACATTCAATCCCTATCGACTTATAATGCAAAGGACTCAAAAATATACTCGCTACTGCATTTCTAAATGGGTTTTTATGATTATCTAAACAGCTATAATCGTGTTCATATCTTATAAAGGGAACATTATCAGAAATCCATTCTATATAATCAGAATGAAACTTCATTATATTATTAGTAATAGCCAAATCGACATTTTTTAATACTTTTTTGCTAAAATCATCAGGTCTTATTTTTATAATCTTATACCCTAGCGACTCACCATATCTAATCATCTCCTCATTGGTCTGTTGAGCGCCTCCCTGATGTTCTTCTACAAAATAATCAGCTATCCAAGCTATAATCATTGATAACCCTCATTAATAATTGCCCGTCACAAGGTATTTTCTCCCATTTTCTTTTTCCGATAACTTCCTGTATATCTTCCAATGTAATTAAGCTCTTGTGATTATCATATTCCATATTTATCTTTATATCTTCCTTAAAAAACTCTAACGGAGTTGAAATAATATGTTGCCTGCCATTATCCAGATTTCGTTTCAATGTATATAACGCAGTGTTCTTGTCTATATGTTCCAAAACATCAATCCACAAAATCAAATCGTATGTTTTTTTAATCTCTATGTCTTCTATCTTGCCTATTTTTACAGAGTCATAAATGTTTTTGTTAATTTCCGATATTGCTCCGCTATATGCGTCTATACCGTCTATCTCTAAATGGCTAAGCTCCCCAGTCATACTCTCGACAGTGATCTGCAAATACTCCCTAGCCAAAAATCCGTATTTCCCATTTCCAAAACCGATATCCAATATAGATTTAGGCTTAATCCCCCACATCCACCTTATAATATGAGGTATAGCCTCAGGACTGCTCGTCATCGTTCCTCGCTTTCCATTTTCCATTAATTTTTTCTTTAATTTGAACAATAGCATGGTCTGTTCCTATCAATTCAATATCGCCATCAATCCTTGCATTCAAATGAACACATTTAACCGACCAATCTATTACAGCCTTTTTGCCTTTGTTTTTAATATCTAACGCGAACAATACATCTGGTCCAGCGACAGCGCTTCTGCCACTACCATCAAATTTAACTTTCTCAAATACTCTGCTATCACACACAAAGCAATAAAACCCCCCACCGCTTATTTCTTCTACACCTTTGTGCCTTAGTTGTTTGCTCCTGTGTCGCAGTATATCGCCATTTTCGCCTAAATCCATATCCCAAGCCCCAACCATTCTAAACTTCCATCTACTGACCTCTACGCCCTCAGCAAACCATATATTATCATCTAGTCTATCTTTTAATCTTGGTATTGCGTCTAACGCCGGGATAGTGTCATCTTCAATCATTGCATAATAAGGAGTTCTCAACATATCAACTGTAATATTCATATTCCTAGCGATAACTTTCCATCGTTTCTGGACAGTAGTCATTATCTTTTCTTCATCGATAGTAATCATTCTGACACTATTCCAATTCTCTTGATCTGTTTCTAAAAACTCCCTCAAAATTCTATTTACGAATATATTGTTGCTATTATCCAAAAATACCAAATCCATATTCCAAGTTTTCATTTCTTTCTTAGCCCGATCCAACCAATCTAAATACCTCAATATACAAAACTCTCTACTGAACGGAGTAAACAAAGTAATCTTGGCGTCTCTGTATCTGATAACGTGCTTCTCTCTTATTTTTTTCTCATTAATTTCAACATAATTATTATGTCTCCATAATTCTTTATTTAATAACCTGCCCGACTCAGTGACTAAAGTCACTTGCAACCAAAAATCCCAATCTTGGACATCTCTAAAATCCTCATCCCATATTGCGACATATTTTCGATACAACATACCGCCTCTGATAGTGTCCTCTAACTCCAAAGAAGTCCTGAAAAACTCCAATCTGTTAATCATTGACTTGCCTTTCGCTCCACATTTTGAATAACAAAAATCTAATCCGAACTTTAATATAAAATTGACCTCCTCTTGCAAACATCCATCGAATAGCTCGTCTTTACTATCTAAAAACTTTATAAATTCACCCTTTGACTTCGCAAACCCATAATTCCTGCATTTGTTAGCATTGTTAAAATTGACTTTATAAACATCAACATCATAACCACTCGAGACTTCGTAATCGCAACCATCTAAAACTAAAATAACCTCCTTATTCACATCTTGTTTGAAAACGCTATCTAAGCACTTTTTGAGACCTTTTGCGGTTTTGCAATTTATAATTACGCTAACCATTTTATCACCAAGTCCCTAATAGTTTTTTTAATCCTGCTAAAGTCAAAATCATCGTTGAGGGGTAGTTTCTTTCTCATTTTGCTCACTTTTTTCACAATCCTCTCAAAATCCTCATAATCACCGAACTTAGCCATCTTAAAATAGTTTTCTGCTTCGGGGTGCTTCTCGATAATTTCTTTAGCAGTAGGGTATTCATAAAACACCACCGGAATACCGCAAGCCATAGCTTCTATTAACCACATTCCGAAACCCTCGAACTTACTAGAGTTAATCATCATTTTAGATTTTTTCATTATAGTAAACTTCTCATAATCCGAAGCTCCGAAATGAACATCGACTCTGTCTTTAATCCTCATCTCTGCTAATAATTTCTCCAAATCGCCCTGATACGCGTAGCTAGTGATAATCTGTAATCTCCACTTGTCAGGTAGTTTGCTAAATGCCTTAAAGCTCTCTTTGAAGTTTTTACGATTAACAAACCTCCCGACATAAACAACCCAATCTTTACGATCATAATCGGGAACAGAATGCAACACCCTTGAATTAACAACTGGGTATATAACTTCAAAGTCTTTTTTGTCTTTTTTCAACCACTTATAGGAATAGTCTCTGGTTAATTCAGAAACAGTCAATATCTTAATATCTCCTTTGAAACTAGTAATCTTATCAGCCATTGATTGCATATATTCTCTTTCCATTGCATAATCCTCAGGCACGCATTTTTTGATATAAGGCAAGGCGTCAAATATATAACACATCACAGGCTTATTATATTTCTCAGCCAACTCAATAGCTCTTTCATTGCCGAATGTCGGAAAGCTAATATACAAATCAGCCAAAACGTCAAAATGTCTCTTGAAATCGTCAACTATATTTACATTTATGTTCTTATATAAACTAAAATCATTTTTGAATATAGGTTCTTTGTTGCTCCAATACTCGACATCAAATCCCATTAGTTCGCCTAACTCAGCCAAAGCGCATAAAAACTGATATCCGTTATATCTTCCCCCGGAATAAAAACTACAATTTTCCTCTATTACTGCTATTTTTTTATTCGCTATGGGATTTTTTATAGTATTAATCCCTTTTTTGTATTGATTATTATCGACTATCTCAAATCCAAACTCTTCGAGATGTTTTTTTATCTTCTCTTTCTCAGTAGCCTCATCAAACTCAATCATCTTTCCGTTTTTATTTTTCAGCCAAGTCATTAAACATCTCCTTTAGTTTCTCTGCCGTATTGGCATAAGAATAATTAAATGCGTGTTCCGAAGCTAGCCTGCCCATCTCTTTTGCTCTCTCCTTATTATCTACAACCCATTTCATTTTACGAGCAAGATCGCTTATAGAACATTTATACATTCTGCCACAATCCTCATTTTTATAATGCGCATAGACCGCTTTAATTCTATTGCTGTCCACCTTAACCATACACTTCTTATCGAAATACTCGCTTATACCATGTCTATTAGGCACGATAGCTGTTATTCCCGAAGCCATAGCTTCCAAAGGAGTTATACCAAACCCTTCGCCCCTGCTCGGAAAGACAAAACAATCAGCTTTTTTCAATAACGCATACATCTCATCATCTGAATATTCAGCTACGATACTTTCCATATTTTTGTATCTATGTAGCGGTGGAATTGTTCTTCCGTCTGCAATTCCTTTGAATATAATCCTTACATCATCTCTACCTCGGAATGCTTTGTTGAATGCCTTAAACACCTCGTGCCAACCCTTTCTAACTGTAAAAGAGTCATAATGCAAAAATGTGAATACTTTTCTTTTCGGTCTCTCATGATACTTATAAATGTCACTATCATATCCCAACTGTATAACTTCTGTTTCGATACCATGCTTGAAAAACACATTACCGCAAAAATAACTAGGGACAATCACTTTATCTGCATAGCTAATTGGCTCTGTGAAACGATCTGGGAGCTTATTCGTCTCGAACATAGTGTAGAGAACCTTATACCTTGCTTTGAGTTGTAAGATACTCGCTGGTGCAGAAAAACATAATCCGAAATCCCTTATTTTGTCATCCTCTTTTAATTCCAAACCCACCCTCGAACAATATTTCTTCAGGTTTTTCTTAGCCCTCCCATATCCATTGAGCTTGTCATTTTTTGTTGACAGAAATGTAACTTCCATTTTCCTTTTATTAGAACTTACTCTGGTAGAGAAAGCCCGAAAGCTTCCTCATATCAAACTAAGTCAACACTTCAACTGCGAATTCGTTTCTCTTTATTCCAACTCCGTAAAGAATATCAATCGATACAATCTCAGCAAGAGCCTTGTGGTCGAATGAATGTATTACTCTAACAGCGATACCGGTCTCAGGATCGGTAACAACTGCACTTGAAATAACACCTTTTTTAGGCATTTTAAGAGGTCGCATAGCTAGAACAAAAGCGTCTCTGGTAAATCCGACATTATGGGTAGAAACAGGAGAAGAACCAGAAGTAGGCATCTGAGTGTCTTCAAATATCTCCATTCCATATCTTTTGCCAAGATAAGCCTCTTTCATCGCAGCGCCTTGGTCGTCTATCCAAGCAGAGCTAGTAAACTTCTCTGTCTTTAATAGAGCAGTAATATCCTTAGGGCCAAGCACCATATACTTAGGCATAAACTTAGGCACTTTATTCTTCACCAATTCTTCTCTAGCATCAGCAATCATATCAGCGGTGATATCTGTTCCGGCAGTTCCAACTTGGTCAGTAACAGAAGTAATCAATGCCAATAAGTCAGAGTCAACCTGATCTGCCATCAACATCAAACCCTGCTCAGCATAACCCGGTATTACAGAACCTTTAGTCATAGCCTCAGCGATATCTTCAACCTCGAAAGCAACAACTTTGTGCTTATCAAGAGTAATATCGACCTTATCCTCACTTGGTCGAGTAACAGCAAAATCAGTGGCAGCATCTTTATCCTGAACTTCCAAATCGCCATACTTAGGGATTTGTAAAGTAGCGCCATACTTAGAAAATTCACTTCCAATATCTTTTGAAACCAATGCAGGCATTACTGCATACTCTTTTAGATAGTTAATAGCTTCTTGAGCTATAACTGTAGGAGTCCAGTAAGTTACATCAGCTTGTCTTATATTTCCGTCAGCCATTATTAACCTTTCTTAACTATTCTACCCTCCCTGATAGCTTTTAGAATGTCGTCCTTATTCTCTCGATAGAACTTCGGGTCATTCAACTGTTCTTCAGTGAAAGTAGTAGAACTGCCAGGATCTGCAGGATTAGAGCCTCCGCCGATATTATTCGTTTTTTTACCGAATAGATATGGCTTATTCTCTTTCAATTTTTCAACCTCTTTTTGGACTTCACTTTCATCGACTTCACCATTTTCGTCAACTTCTATTTTATCGCTTATTAACGACTTAATATCATTGGCGTCAACAGCTCCGCTAGATGTAGCTATATCCTTAATAGTTGAGTTTTTGTTACTCTCAACCATTTTCTTTTTAAGGTTATCAATCTCTTTCTGCTTTTTCTCGGCAAGTTCTTGGTATTTTTTTTCATCTTCCAATTTTTTGTTCTCTTCTTTTTCTCTGGCATCTTTTATCTCTTTAAGCTCTTTTCTACTAGCTTTTAGCTCATCTAAAATGCCTTTTTGCTTTCTCTGTTCTTCAGTCATCTTATTATCACCGTCTTTTTTGTCGCTATCGGTGCCAGCGTCTTTGTTTTTATCGATGTCTTTGTCATCGTCCTTTTTTTGGTCGGCTTTGGATTTGCCGTCTTTGTCTTTATCAGACATAATACCTCACTTTTTTGGTCAGTCATTAGGGGACTGTTAATTAAACTTTTTATGATAAATGCTTATCGTATGGCGACAATTCGGACGGAATAATCCGCCATCGATAGCTTCACTTAACATTTTATAACCTTTTGTCTTTCCGGTCAAACTGTATATCTTGCCCTGCCAAGGCTTACATAATGCCGAGCTGTCTGGGTGGCTTGATACCTCTACCAAATCATAGCCATTTTCTATCATTCTATTTTTTACACCATCGTTGTGAGCATGCATCATTTTCGTTCGGGATAGCATCTCTGCGTAAGTATCTAGTTGCCAAACCTTCCCCCCTTTATCTTTCAATGCAACAGCTCCTGTATCACTCAAGACTTTAGCTATCGCCTCCTTGCTTGTTCGAATTGTATCGCCTTTTATAATGCCTTTGGCTAACTCATTTCGCATCTGTAGCTTGACTGCTTCGGCTACTAATCTTTCACTATCTCTCGACACAACTCGCATAGCATTTGAGAAATCGATATAACTTTCTTTGACTATCTGATTAACTGCTTTGGTATGTATCCGACTAAAGCTCTTTTTTGTTATAAGTATCCCTTGTTTTTTAGAGTCATTTATAACCGAGTCGCTACCTATTTTATAGACTTCCGGAACTTGTTTTTTTAGATATTTCAAAGTCTCTTTGTCTAGCTTTTTTAGCTCATCATCAATTCTTTGAAGTATGAGCTTGTTTCTTAGTGTGGCCGATACTGTAATCTTCTTCTGCTCCTTGAGAATATCTAAATAAGCACTCTTATATAATCCAACAAGTTCTTTGATATATCTGTCCGGGAATTTGTCAGCTAACATTATTCCTCTTCGTTATTTATATCTACATTATCTAAATCCATTTCAGCGCTACCTTTGATTTTAGCCATTTCTTCCTCGATCTGTTTATCATCTAGCTCTGGCCGTCTCTGCCTTAGCGCTTCTTCTTCGCTCATCTGTCCGCTTCTAATCAAAATCTCATTAAGCTCAGCTACTTCCTTTTCATCAGTTGGGATACCATCACCCCATATAATATCTACCTCAACACCAGTTACTTTTTCAAACTGTAATGCACAATCGATAATGTATTTTAGCGACTCCTCGTAATATCTCTGTTTTCGTTTAGTTTTAGCGATAGTTCTCAACATCTTAAACTTCAATGCTCTGCCACTTTCGGCAATTCCGTCTTTATCCATACCCAATATGCTTGTGCTTGTCTCAGATGCAGCCATTATAGCGCTTATTAATAAATCAACTTCCTTGAAAGCACTATCAGTCTTAGCGTCCCACACAATATATTCAGGCTTTTGATTGGCGTCAGAAGATATTTCAAACATCTTGAGGCTTCCTCTTTTCACCTCACCATTTTCGTCTAATACTCCTTTCGGAACAGATAATATCGGGTCTGAATGTCTATCATGGACACTATCGATCATTGATATTCTATTATTTATAGCCTTAAATAGACTTTCCAAATCATAATAATCTGATATTCCGTATTCGGAGTCTATATCTTTGAAATTAGTTATAAGCTTCACGGGAATTTTGTCTATCCCCGTTTCCACTATTTCATCTAAATTGTTATAGAACATATCGAGAGGCACTTCGTAATCTATCTTATTCGATTTTAGTTTGAATAATTTATTATAAATACATCCTAATTCGTGTATCTCTGCTCTCAAATATTCATCATCACCATTATATTTTTTCCAACCCAACATTACATACTTTAATTCATTGATATTGTCAGGGTCTGTTTCTTGAAAATACAAATCTGGTGCTACATATTCGATATAACTTCCTTCACCCTCAACATATCTCGCCTTGACAACAACATCGCCTCTAGACGATTGTGTTAGCGCACTCTCTGCATTCTTAGCGTGTAAATTACTTCTTTTTACTATCTCATCTATCTTTTTGTCTGCAGTCTTTTTGTCTGAGTTGATAGTTATCGGCTCACCAAATAAAAAATCACTAGCCACTCTGCTAATGAGTCCTGCAAAGTTCCATACAATATAATTGTCAATAGTGCTTTCGCCCCTTCTCTTTTCATCCTCCAAATTAGGCTCAAATATTTCTTCATGCTCTCCCAAAAGCATTTTTCTGAACCTAGCATAATCAGATAGCCTGCCTGCATCGTTCCCTGATGGGAAATCCATATCTTTCACATTTCCTGTTATAAGATCACCTATATTCATATTACCAACCTCTCGGCTTTGAGCTAAATGTCCTTACACTTTCCTTGTGACTTAAAGCCAATGCATTGCTCCAAAAGCTATCTGCGTGGCCTTCAGGACTTTCCAACGACTGTAAATCATTATTCACCATTAACATCTGGCTTATCTGTCGTTCGTCATCTATCAATTCAATTCTACCATCTGCGATTTTCTCCTGCAAAGAGTTAGCCATGCTACTCATTGTCTTTATATTAAATATAACAGGTTTTAGCTCAGTTGGTAACTGTCCATTTTCTCTTAAAGCTTCAAGCTCACCTCTTGTTGCGTCATAATATATAGTATCTATACCGAGGTTTTTGATACTTGTGCTTATATATTCTAACTGAGTCGGCTTCTTTGGGTCGTATTTGCCGGTAGAGTTATTATAATCCCAATTATCCATCCACACATTTAATCTCTGTATCCAATGATTTGTTTCATCTCTAGTATAAACTACGAAATGGCTAGGATGAGCCTTCTTACCTATATCCCAACCGCCGATAATATCTAGATTTTTGATATGCTCTTTACTTTTTTCAGTCCATATATTTATATTCGATAATTTTGGATTAACTCTGCTTCTTAGTTCTTTTTCATTCAGATATGCGTCTTCGCTATATACCGGACTGCACATAAACTCTTGATTGAAGTTCTTTATTCCGAGTGCATTTTTCTTTTCCATCAGTCTTTCCCAGCTCCAATACTCCGGCCATAGCTGTATTTTCTTTTCATAACTTATAACTGCAGGCGAAATCATTATCTTAAAACTACCACCATTTTCTAATCTGAGCTTCTTGTCAAAAAAAAAGTCAAAATTAGTCTGAGGCGTTCCTACTGCGTGAACTATACCTGTATCTTTATGTGGCATACTCAATAATTCTTTGACAAATATATCGTTGACTTTTTTTATTACAGTCGGCAACATCTTGTTTTCGGGGTCTCTCAACGGATCGTCAACATAAATATCATCACAGTGAATACCACGCTTGAATGTTAATAATCCCTTAGGCTCTAAGGTGTAAACTGAGTTCGGATTGCCATTCCAAAATACTTTCAAAGCACTCTCGGCTTTTACTTTCAGGTCTATCATATCTCCGAACCAGAGATTTCTATGTATTAGATCTTTTATTTTCTTTATATGATAAGCACTCATATCATGATTATATGAAAAATAATGAGCTTCTATGTTCTTTTTAGAAACCATTAATTGCCATATACGCCACATTACGAACGCATACATTGAAGTCGACTTAAAGTGATCACGAGCCGATACTCGCATTGTATGCCGATAGCCTGTATAAAACTTTACTACTTCCCATATATAATCTCCTGCTATAAACTCCTCGAAACTAGCACTAAATATATATTTAACAAAAACCTCGAAAGAGTTTATTGCCCTAATAGCTATCGTCTTATCAGAAATGTTATTTGCCTGATCCATTAGTCTTGACATTTTTTTCTGCCTCCTCGCTATTTTTTATGCTTTGCATAATAGCAATAATTTCTTCAGAGTCTACTTTCCGTTCATTAAAATCGCCTTCAATCCGTTGTGTTGGCATACCATCAACATAGTTTAATATGTTTTTAATCTGCTGATCATTCCCATCTTGTATAGCAGATTTTATTATTCTTCTAACCAACATATAGGCGTATGTCTTTTTATCTTCGCCTTTAGGACACTTTTGCAATTCTTCTTTTAATATAGATACTAAAGAAAACTTTGGCCGTCCGTTAGGATTTGCATTATTTCCCGGACCAAATGTTCCATCAGGTTGCCGGTTGGCTCCGTTTTTGTCGGTTTTTTCACTCATAATTTTTTAGCCTTCTCTCCTGTAAATTGTTCCCATCTTTTAATAATTACATCAATGTATTTGGGGTCTAGTTCCATCATATAACACTTTCTGTCCAGCTGTTCACAAGCCATTAAGGTTGAGCCAGAGCCACCAAAGAGATCAAGGACTATGTCCCCAACCTTGCTACTGTTTTTAATCCCTTTTGCACATAACTCTATCGGCTTCATTGTGGGATGTTCTTTACTCTTTAGTGGCCTATCTATCTCCCACACTTCTACCTGTTTTCTATCTCCGACAAAAGAAGATTTACTTTTTTCGTTCCAACCATAAAAGCAAGGTTCATACATCCTTTGATATTTAGCAGAACTCAGGACTAACTGTTGCTTCTTCCATATAATTGTCGCAGACCAATGAAAACCAGCGTCAACATACGCTAGTCTTGACCTCATGCCGTCTGGGCCAGGTGCTCCGAAAACATAAATATCTCCTGAGCATCTAGCAGACATCGTCTGGGCCAGATGCAAATTAAAATCGGCCCATTCTCTGTCTCCCATACTATCATTTTCTATGCTCCTTATCTTGTGTCTGGGGTTTTTTGAACTTCCATAGTCAACATTGTATGGTGGGTCTGTAAACACCATATCTGCCTTTTCCCCATCCATCAGTTTCTCTACATCCTCTGCCTTTGTGGCATCACCGCACATTAGTCTGTGGCCTCCTAATTGATATATCTCTCCTATTTTAGATTCGGGTTCATCTGGGATGTCTGGTATCTCATCTTCCTCTACTTCTTTTTCAATCTTTAGGTCTTTCTCGTCAAAACCCATATCTAATAACTCCTCTATACTGTAATCATCGGCCAATATATCAAAGTCATCTTCACCAAATCCCAAGTTATCTTGAACTATAAATCTTTTAATCTGTTCTGGTGTAAAGTCAGATCCGTCTTGCACCCAATCATCTGGTATCTCTGTCATTCCCAACTCTTGGAAAGCCCTGTATCTCATATTGCCTGCCAATATAATATTATCCTTATCAACTATGATAGGTCGCTTCTTCATCATCTTATCGGTGAAGTCATTATCCTTCTCAATAGAATGAACAAGTTTCTTGAACTTATCGTCTTCAATGTGACGAGGATTGTTTGGATTTGGTTTTATTACATTTAATTTCATTAAGCAGGACAGTAAAAATCAGAGAGATTAAATACTGCCTGCCGGAGGGAAATTAGCACTTTTGAAAAAATACTAGAACCCATTATGTGTGCCTAGGACTTCCGTCCTACTTAATGAAATTACTTGCTTATCATAAATATCGTATTATCAATACCTGGTTTATACAAATAATTATAATCATTCACTTTCATATCAGGCTGGAATATATTAAATTTTCCTTTTGATATTTTCTTCAATTTATCAGTAAAAGCTTTGATTTCGTATCCTCTTAAATGATCTGACTGCTTTTTATAATTTTTGCCTTCGAATGGCACAGCTATAAAACAAACTCCGTTCGGTTTTAATACTCTTATCATCTCTCTGATAGCTTCTTTGTCATCCTCTACATGTTCTAATACATGAATACATATAATCACATCGAAACTATTTTCAACAAATTGTAATCTCTGAATATCAACTATTTCATCTTCACCCTCGGTAGTATCGACACTCTTATATTCACAATACTTATTGTTTTTAAGTGCGTTTTTTATTCCCTCATTAGGCGAAAAATGTAGCACACTAAATTCAGTCTTTTTTTCTTCTGATTTGTCTAAATTAGGCCTTATTATTTTATACAAAAATCTATGCCTACATAATGATTTACATTCCGGACATTGCTCTTTAGTTCTGCCTCTGAAATCAACGAAATCACCATCGAAACCGCATATATTACACTTGAAAGTCTTTTTCACATTTTCCATTATTTTCTCCTTTTCTATATTATATCATATCTCTTAATCTTCGGAATTCCTTTGCTGTCGCCTCTCGACTATACTCTATTCCCATGTGGCACTCTAAACACAGAAGCAGAACTTGATCGAAATCCCATAGTTTGTCTTTGTTCTTGCCCTTATACCAATTTCTTTTATGTCTATGTGCCGGAGTTAATCCCCAAGTCGAACCGCACATCTCGCAGTAAACTATTCCCCTATCTTCGAATTCTTCTTTTAATTGTTTCCAACCCATCAATACCAATTATGCTCTAACTTAAACAGATATGCGTTCTTAGGCGTTTTATATCTATTTTCGATATAATCTAGCCCCCAAGATATTTCTTTGTCTATATCGCCTCTTATGCTAGCAATCTTTTCGCATGGGTATGCCTGAAAAATTCCGCACGCCCTAGAAGTTGGATTAACCGCATTTATATCAAATCCACTTTCACTCTCTAATAAATTAAACAAATAATCAACATTATTATCGCCAAACCTATCAATGCAAGCGATAGATAATTTCTCTTTGATCGTTGGCTCTCTGTAAACGTCATTAATGTCGCAAACCTTCTCATAGCTCTGAAGCTTCCAACCCAATAGCCGATCAGAAACATCATCGTAAGCCACAACATTTTTGTCTTTTGTTAAATAATATTTGTTCTTGTAATATTCTCTTTCCCCATTGTCCGAAGCCGACACTATCCCGATAAATAAAAACTCTATAATCGTCACAAACGCTAATAACTTTTTCATAAATACAACTTAATAATCTAAATAAGTGTGTATTCATATATTTTCTCCTGTTTTAGTTTATATCGTGGGCTTTGTTACGTAAACGCTTTTTGTCCCACATATGTCCGCTTCTTCCGACTCGGATTTGCGGAAAGGCGTGACTTATAACACTTGATTATAAGTTCGTTTCTTTATTATATCCACTAATGTAGAGAGGCAACTGGTTTCAACGTTGCGACAAATTGGCGGCTCGAACGCCCACTTGGCCTCCTGCTTCGTATCAGGCTACCACGCCACTCTCTACATACTAGATATAAAGTTGTTAATGTGTGAAATTATCATAATGAAAATGTAATGGAAACAAATGCAAGTTCCAGCTTCCGTGTTTTCTTTTAACGAAACACCATCCGTGTTTTCTTTTAACGAAACACCATCTCTTGACCAGAAAAGGACTACTAAGCTGTAATCTAATATAAAGTTTCCCTATTGTCCATTCTTTGTCTTTCATACTTTCTCCTTAATGTGTGAAATTCTTACGAATTTCTAATCACAGCTTTTAAGCTTTTCTAGCAACTCTTTTGACATTTTATAGTGTTGGTCTTTTCTTCCAAAATAACTTCCTTCGCTAATGTGCGTTTCTAATAAGTGAGCCAACAATTCGTATTCTGTTTTTCTTATATCAAGTTTCATGCTTTCTCCTTTAATGTTTATATACATTGGTTGGGGAGGAGCAGACTTGCCCCTCCCCCTGTCAGTAGGCGGTTGGTAGCCTAGTTTACGACTCATCGGCTACGAGTTCGCCTAACATCTGTTCAGTTCGATTCCGTTCTCTAGCAGATGTATGTCTGCTTTGACAGTTTCGTTGTGCCATTTTCTGGCATCTTCATCTGATTCGAAAAGTGCGACTACGTGTCGCTTGATGTGTCCACACTTAGTGGCGAAGTAGTGATACTTCCCCTGTGCGTAGTAGAGATTGAACCCCCACTCGCCATCGGCGTATCCCTGAATAAACTTCATTATGCATCCCCCAGTTCAGCAAGGATATTTC